TCGGCGTTGCCGAGATCGTTGGCCGGAAGCTGGCCGGCAATGTGGTCTGCAGCAGTTAGACGGCCACCGTCGGGACGGTAGTAAATAGAAATGCGACCGTGGTCCGTGATTGCCAGGTCATAGTTGTTAATCAGGTTGTTGCCAATAGCAAACTGCGTGGGGTCCAGTTCGCCCACGCTGCCTTCGCTGACCAAAAACACACTGCGTAGAAGCTGGCCGCCGCCAACGCTGTAAATCTGGCTCCAGAGCAGGTTGGTGTTGACGCGGAAACCGCCGTAGCTAACGCCATCAATCGTCTGCCGGTTGGCATACACCAGCGGAATGACACTGCCTAGCTCGACAACGTTTTGGACTGAGTCAAAACCAGCCTTCGGTGTATAACGGGCACCGTTGACAATGTTTTGCCCTTGGACCGTGTTGGTGGTGACTTGAGCTTGCTGGGGAAGCTTGGGTCTGGGAGTTAAAAGTGTGCCCACATAAGTGAGGGCAGCACCAATAACTAAGTTGATCAGGATTATTTCAAAACCCGTCAGATTGACAATCGTCCCGGGTTCAATTCGGCTATAGCGCTGGATGTCACGAACAAATTGGCGATATTCGCTTTCGTTAAGGCCGGTGATCGCCATGATCTCCCGGTCCTGAGGCAACAGGACAATGCGGTCAGCGCCTTTAGGAGAAAGAGTCATTGCAGTGAAATTTCCCCAGTAGTGGGTAGAGCACCAACCAGTTGCTGCGTTAAAGAACGACGTGGAGCGTTCTCGCGGACGGCATCAAGGGGGCTGCCCAATTGTACCGACAGTCGAGAATTGTCATGCTCCAAGCCGGTTACTGCGTAGACCTCTTCGCTGTAGGTCGAGCTTTCAACCAATGTGTCTGGGTTGAGCCAAACCGTACGCAACTTAATCAGCCAGCGATCGGTTACAGCTTGGGTAAAAATTGTTAAGCCCAAGCTATTCAGCGCAAACACAAGGTTGGCGCTGATATTGGCAGCTTCCAAATCCAAAGTGCCGCCGCTAAATCCAAATGCGGCAAACGTGTAGTTCTGCCCGTCGTACGTCCGCGTGTCGCCGTGGAAGAAATTCTGGAAGCGATAGCCGGTGTCGCTTCCGTTCGCATTCAGCAGGCGGATGTAGGTGCCAATCGCAAGCATCAGCGCATACCCAGCGAGGCACGAGTGGAGGGCTTGTTACGCATGTCGGCAAAGACCTGTGCCCGGGCTTGCTTGGCGCTTGTCGCCGCAATCTGGGCCACCTGATCCACCGTTGCGTACTCCACATTATTGATCACCTCAGTCTGGATCAGCATCGAGCCGCCCGCACCAGTCAGCATCGTCTGGCGCTCGCGCTCCATCACACGCTCGCGGGTGTAGCTGCTGCTAACCGCCAGTGCCTGTGCGTTTTCCTCAAAAGCGCCCGAGCTGGAGGTGCCGCCCTTGTTTAGTGCAGCGCGGGTGGCGGCAAAGATGTCGTTGGGAACAATGGCACCCTGGCGACCGGGGACAAATAGCTCGGGGCCGTTCTCTCCAACCAAGCTGGCTTGGCCGACTGGCGGGTAGCCGCCGTTAGCAAATGCCATGCCTGCAGGCATTTGGGAGACCGGAACGTTAGCGGTTGTCGTTCCACTCAGATCCATGCTGCCGCCACCGCCAGCACCGCCAATGACGCCCTTGAGAATGCTCAGGATCAACTGCTGGGCCAGCATCTGGGTGGCCATGTCGATAAACGCCTTGCCGATGTTTAGGAACATCTGCGAGAACGCCTCCTCAACAGTCGTCGTGCCAGTGATGATGCCGGTAATGGCACTGCTCATTGCAGTGCTCAGCTCGTTCTCAATCGTTTGAGCGAGCTGGACAACCTTGCCTTCAGTGTCGTTGAGGGACTTCTCCAAGTCCGTCATGTACTTCTGCAGTGGGCGCTGCTGGGCCTGGCGGCGCTTGGTCTGCTCGGCAACCTGATCGACCTGATCAGGGGTTAGACCTTGACCTTTGGCCCTGCGAATTGCTTCCTCCAGCTCTAGTTGCTCACGCTTTTCGCGGGTAATTGCAGCTTCGTATTCAATCTCGTACGTAAGCGAAGCAAGAATGTCGTCAAATTTCTCTTTGCGGTCTTGCTCAATTCGAGCGATGTCTTGCGCAGTTTCTTGGCGAATGAGGTCTGCCTTGGCTTGCGCTGATTTTGCAATCGCTAGCTGAGCAGCAGAATTTTTCTCTAGCTCCAGCTGTTTCGCGGTTTGTACGCCGAGTTGAGCAAGGGCTTGTTCCCCTTGCAATCGGCGGACCAGAACAGGATCCTTTGCAAGCTCGGCGGCAGAGATCTTGGCGGAGAACTGACTCTGGCGCTCAATTTCAAGCGTGACTGCCCGTTGGTTGATAAGAACCTTGTTGACCCGCTCAGCCTCACGGGCTGCTTGATCGGCAGTGCGACCTCCCTGCCTAGCTTCTTGCGCTGCCTTACGGTCTTGCGCTTGCTTGCGACGCCGATCAAGCTGAGCAAGCTCCACCTGCTCGGCAAGCAAAATACTTTCGGTCTCCTGCTTTTTGTTAATAGCTTCTTGCAGTTTTGCGTAGGTTTTTTGAATAATTAGTTTGCGTTCCAGTTGATATACGTTGTCTTGAGTAATGTCTCCGTTTGTCTGGGCCAAGCCCAGTTGAGCTTGCAAAACGTTTAGATCGGTTTGGTTTGCTTTAAGTACAGTTTCAACGGGGTTAATAATCCCTTCGCGTTCTTTACGCAGTTCGCGCACACGCTCAACAATTTGAGTTTCAATATCAAGCCTGTCAGTGTTATCAATTAACACTCCAGTGCCTGGATTAAATACAGTGCCTTGATTCCTTAATTGTTTGTTGAGGTTTTGTAACTGTGGGTCATCACTAGTTCGTGCAATGTTGAGAGCAGTCTGTGCTTCTACTGCACGTAGTAAAGCTGCAACAGGGCCTTGAAGTAACCCGGCTAAACCGGCGCTGACTTGAGTAATCAGTAGGTTCCACTGATTAGTAAGTTCTTGGGTCTGCTCGCCAAAATCTTGGATTGCTTGAACACCCTCGTAACCAATAACAAAAGTCAGCTCTGCTGTTGCTACACGCAGAGCCTCCGTTGCCTTATCGGCATCCTCAAGATCCTTGATGTATTGACCAAGAGCTGTTCCAGCAAGACCCGTAGAAGTAATTACGGCGTCTAGGTCAGCCGTTAGCGGGTTTAGCGCTTGGCCAAGCGTTGCGATCCTTCCAATAAAGGTGTCGAGCTGCTGGCCCAGAGCGCTAAGAGCAATCTGCGCAGCAAACGCACCCTGCCCTGGGACTAAACCACCAGCAGCACCACCAAGAACAGCACCGGGACCGCCACCAAACAGCAGGGGGAAGCCGGCTCCAAGGGCAACGTTTGCAAGGGAGCTTTGGCCACCTGCTCTACCCCCACCGCCGCCGCCGCCTCCTCCTGCACTTGGAGGCAGAGCAGGCCCTTGGACGCCAAAACCTGCATCACGAACGCGATTACGCCCTGCAGCTTGACGCGCCAAGTTTGCACGCGCTGCAGACGATCTAGCTGCCTCGACAGAGCGGATTTGAGCTGTTAGATCAGTTGCAAGATCAGCCGCATCTTGGAAAAATCTGCTCCAGCTGTTTTGAATAGCTAAACGTTGTGCGGCAGAGTTGCTCTTAAGGTCTGCCGCTATGTCGGCAGCGTCCGCAAAAAATGTTCTCCAGTTGTTTTGGATATTTACCCGCTGCGCGGCAGAGTTTTGCTTTAGCTGTGCAGCAGTAGTTGCAGCATCTTCAAAAAATGTTCTCCAGCTGTTTTGAATATTTACCCGTTTAGCTGCGGTTGTTTGCTGCAAATCTGCAGCCACGTCTGCGGCATCTCTAAAGAAACGGCTCCAGTTTTGTTTAATCTGGGCAGACCGCACCATGCCCGGAGGCAGTGCAGGGGTTTGTTGCCCAAAACCGGCGTCACCAGGACGCACACGACGCTGGTTTGCTAGTTGCTGTGCAATAAGGGAATTTTGCCTTGCACGAGCTTGGTTAGCTTCGCCGAGAGCTTGTACATACTCCCGTACAGCTTTAGCTTCGGCTTGAGTACCAGCGCCGACATTCTTAAGGGAAGCAGCAGCTCGATCTAGATTGTTTACATAATTTTGGATGCTTTGGACTAAACCACCGCGTCTACCTACAGCATCATTAAGGCTGTCTACAGCCCGCGCCGTTAAATTGATCGCAGATCGTGCTTGCTCTAGTCGCCGTACGCCTTTGACGCCGATCTCAATATCAGCTCTGTAGGCGCCCACGCTTTCTACCGCACAGTCTTACCTGTAAGTTTACGCACGAAAAAGCCGCCGACTAGCGGCGGCGTTTCGCTTTCTCCATTTCCGCCTTCTGATCCTCGTTCAGAATCTGGAAATAAGCGCTCCAGCCGATTAGCTCTTCGGCTGTCATCTTTGCCCGAATTTCGCCAAGGGTCATGCCTAGCTCCTTGGCAACGCCAAATTGGAGCATTAGCCAGTTGTCCTTGCGAAGCTCGGCGCTCAGGCTTTTGGGTCGATGGGCTCGTCGTCCTCAGTAATGACGGCCAGCATCAACGACTGAAGGTCTTTGTCCTTGACTTCGTTCTTCAGCACGTCAATCTC